TATTGACCATGATGAAGCTATTAGAATGAGAGCAAAATTATTAGGTGTACCTAAAACAATTATGAAAGATATTAATGATGTTAATGAAGTTAGAGAACAAAGAGCAATGCAACAACAAGCAATGCAGGAAGCACAGTTAGCGCAACAACAAGCGCAATCAGCTTTAACCCAAGGTCAAGCAATGTCACAATTAGGACAACCAGAAGCACAACAAGGAATGGAACAAGCAGAAGAAGCGGCTAAAGAACAAGGCCTAATCTAATTTATGGATTTTGACAACAAAGATCACAAACAATTAAAAACAGATTACCAATCAACTTTTGATACAAAAGAAGGTAAAAGAGTGTTGGACGATTTAAAATCGGCCTACTATCATAGATCATCACATACAAAAGGTGATCCATATGAAACAGCATTTCGTGAAGGACAACGAAATGTAATAATCAGAATAATCAATTTAATCAAGGAGGATAAAGATGTCTGATGAACAAATGACCACAAACGACAATCCAGTACAAGAAGAACAAGTTAGTACGGTACTTGGATCGGGAAGTGATAATCAAGATTGGAAATCATCACTTTCAGACGAGTTAAAAAATGATGCTACATTACAAAACTTTAAAGACGTAGAAAGTTTAGCAAAAACTGTAGTGCATCAACAAAAAGTTTTAGGAAGCAGAATACCGTTACCTAAAACAGATGAAGAATATAATGAACTTTATAATAAATTAGGAAGACCAGAAGATCCTAATAAATATGAAGTTAATATTCCACAAGATTATCAACAATACTTTAAAAAAGAAAATGTTGATGAATTTAAAAATGTTGCACATAAAATTGGTTTAAATAACAATCAAGTTAATGCATTACTTGAATATCAAATAGGTAGTATTAAACATGAAATGGAAAATGAACCTGCAAGTATGGCGGCAGAAAGAGATCAAACAACACAAGCATTAAAGCAAGAATGGGGCTATGATTATGATAAAAATATTAGAGCCGCAGAAAGAGCATTAAATGTTTATGGTGATGATGAATTAAAAGATCTTGTTGAAAATACCAACGCTGGTAATAATCCTGCTGTTATTAAATTCTTTGCTAAATTAGGTGCAGAAGTAACAGAAGATATGGCTAAAAATACACAAAATAACAGATTGGCTGTATCACCTTTAGACGCTAAAGAAGAAATACAAAAGGTTATGAATGATGCAAATCATCCATATCATAAAGGCGATCAAATGGCTGTTGAAAGAATGCGACAGTTACATGAAAAAGCCTATGGCGTTTAATTAAATTTTGTGATATAAATACAACACCAATTTCGCCCTATTAGGACAACGAATAGGTAGCCGTGATGGCTTTAAACTTCCGATTGATCGTATCGTTTACGATAAGGTTTCCCGTAAGGATAAAAGCCGATACACGGAATATGGTATAATGCATTGGTATTATACTCTCTATTCTTAAATCTTAATAGGAGGACATAATATGTCAACTCAAATAACAACTGCTTTTGTAGAACAATACAAAAGTAATGTGTTTCATTTGGCTCAACAAAAAGGTTCTAGATTAAGAGATGCGGTAAGATCTGAAAGTGTAACAGGTAAATCACATTTCTTTGAAAGAATTGGGTCAACTGCGGCACAAAAAAGAACTTCTAGACACGCTGATACTCCAAGAGTAGATACGCCTCACTCTAGAAGAAAAGTAACAATGGATGATTACGATTGGGCAGACTTAATAGATCAAGAAGATAAAGTAAGAATGCTTATTTCGCCTCAATCCGAATATGCTAAAGCTGGTGCTTACGCTATGGGTAGAGCAATGGATGACGCAATTATTGCGGCGGCTACTGGATCTGCTTATGGTGGAGTTAGCGGTGGTACAACTATTGCATTACCGTCTGCACAAAAAATAGCAGTAGCAACAAGTGGTTTATCTTTGGATAAATTAATCAACGCTAAAGAAATTTTAGATGGCGCTGATGTTGATCCAGATGAAGAAAGATATTTAATTTGCACAGCAAAACAAATGTCTGATCTTCTTGCATTAGAGAAAATCACATCTGCTGACTATGCTTCAGTAAAAGCGTTAGTACAAGGTGCTATTGACAGTTTCATGGGCTTCAAGTTTATCAGATCTGAAAGACTTGGAACAGATGGTTCTGGCGACAGACAAGTACTAGCATTCACTAAATCAGCTATGGGTCTTGCGCTTGGTAGAGATATTGCTACAAAAATATCTGAAAGAGCAGACAAGAACTATGCAACACAAGTATTTTTATCTATGACTATCGGCGCTACAAGAGTAGAAGACGAAAAAGTAGTAGAAATCGCTTGTGCGGAATAAAGGAGATAAATTATGGCTAGTGTAAAAGGTTCAAATTTTACTAACATAACTGCTGATCCTGTTGTTAAAACATCATCACAGTATGCTCATGGTAAAATAAGAGTAATATACGATACATATGAAGCATCTTCTTTGGCTAATCCGTCTGACATTTCAGTTGCTAGATTACCAAAAGGCGCAGTAGTGTACGACATTGTTGTACATCACGACGCTTTAGGATCTGGTGTAACTTTATCAGTAGGTGATAGCGGTAGTGCAACAAGATACATTGGTGCAACTGCGGCGGCAACTGCTGGAAAAGTAGTTATGTCTGAAGATGGCGCTATTGACGGTTTCGGGTATGAAAATACTTCTGAAACAGATGTTTTAATTACTACAGGCGGTGGTGCGGCTACAGGAACTATCAAAGTTGCTGTAATGTACGCTGTTGAGTAATAAGTAACAAACAACTATAAGGGGCGATATATATTGAATTATAGTCGCCCCTTTGATATATTCAAAATATTATGGCTACAGAAGTATCAATTTGTTCAAATGCATTAAGAAGACTTGGTGATGATCCAATTACTTCATTAACAGATGATACAGAAAGAGCCAGATTATGTAATTCATTTTATCAAGATGCAAGAGATGCTTGTTTAAGATCACATCCTTGGAACTTTGCAATCACAAGAGCAAGTTTAGCAAAATTATCTGATGCACCTGCATACGGATTTAATTATCAATACGCATTACCAACTAATCCTTATTGTTTAAGAGTTTTAGAAATGGAATACAAAGATTACATTTTTAAAGTTGAAAATGTAGCTACTCACGGTAGAGTATTATTAACAGATGAAGGTACAGCTAATATTTTATATATTGCAAGAATAACAGATACTAATTTATTTGATCCAATGTTTGTTGATGTTTTAACTGCAAAATTAGCTGTAGATTTAGCATATCCTGTAACTAACAGCCAACAAGTACAAACAAATATGCAGAAATTATATCAACTTAAACTTTCTGAAGCACGTAGTATTGATGGACAAGAAGGATTTATTGATGATCTTGTTTCTGATACATTTACGGACTTTAGAAAATAATGGCACGAGTACATCCTTTTCAAACAAATTTTACTGCTGGTGAATTAACACCAAAACTTGCAGGTCAAGTTGATTTTAAAAAATATAATAATGGTGTTGAGATATTAGAAAACATGACAGTATTTCCGCAAGGAGGTGCTAAAAGAAGATATGGTACTAGATTTGTTGCTGAAGTAAAAGATAGTAGCAAAACAACTAGATTAATACCTTTTGAATTTAATATAGAACAATCTTACATTTTAGAATTTGGCGATCAATATATTCGTTTTTTTAAAGACAATGGACAAATAACAAATGCAACACAAACAATTACAAATATTACACAAGCTAATCCTGCTGTTGTTACTGTAGCAAGTCACGGTTATTCAAATGGTGATGATGTTTGGATTAATAGTGTTGTTGGTATGACAGAAGTAAATGGTAGAAGATTTAGAATTGCAAACGTAACTACAAATACTTTTGAATTATCTGGTGTAGATAGTACAGGTTATACTGCATATACATCTGGTGGAACTGCCGCTAGTGTTTATGAAATAGCATCACCGTTTACTGAAAGTATGTTGTATGACATACAATTTACACAATCAGCAGACGTTATGTATATTGTACAAGAAACATTAGAACCTAGAAAATTATCTAGAACAGGTCATACATCATGGACAATGAGTACGGTTCAATTTATTAATGGCCCATATTTAGACGATAACGAAACATCTACAACATTTACATCATCTGCATCTGGTGTTGGTACAGGAAGAACATTAACTGCATCTTCTACAACAGGTATAAATGATGGTGCTGGTTTTAAATCTTCAGATGTTGGTAGATCTGTAAGAATGAAAGATGGATGGGGCGTAATTACAGGATTTACATCAACAACACAAGTTACTTGGGAAATTAAATTAGATATTGGATCTGCGGCGGCTACAACAGATTGGGCATTAGGTTCTTGGTCTGATGATACAGGTTATCCAAGAACAGTATCATTTTTTGAACAAAGATTAGTATTTGGTGGAAGCACATCATATCCTCAAACTATATGGGCAAGTGAAAGTGGTTTCTACGAGCATTTTCATAGAGGTGCAGGTGATCCAGCAGATGCATTTATTTATACTATTGCGGCAAACAAAGTAAACGTAATTAGATGGTTATCACCTGCAAGAGATTTAATTGTTGGAACAGCAGGTGGTGAATTTAAAGTAGGAAGACCAACTGGTGAGCCATTACAACCCGATAACGTACAAATTACACAACAAACTACATATGGTGGATATAATTCACAACCAATACAAATTGGTAACGCTGTATTATTTGTACAAAGACAAAGAAAAAAAATTAGAGAATTTGCATACAGATTTGAAGATGATGCATATCAAGCACCAGACATGACATTACTTGCTGAACATATTACAGGTACAGGAATTGTTGATGTTGATTATGCACAAGAACCAGAAAGTATTTATTGGGCTGTTAGAGATGATGGAACATTATTAGGTTTAACATATCAAAGAGAAGAAGATATTGTTGCATGGCATAGACATATTCTTGGCGGATCGTACACACTTATATTTAACGGTGCAAGTGATGTAACTGATTATTCAGCAGATCCTAATTATAATGGTTTTATAAATATAACAGCACATGGTTTAAGTACAGGTGATAGTGTTGTTTACAGTAATGGTGGCGGTACATCATTAACTGGTTTAGTAAATGGTGAAACTTATTATGTTTATAAAATAGATGCAGATAATTTAGAATTAGCATCATCATACGATCAAGCTATAGACAGAACAATATTACAAATAGGTGATGGAGTAGGATCTAGTCATTCATTAAAAGCAAACTCACAAGCTAAAAGTGTCGCATCTATTTCAGAACCATCAGAAAACCAAGTATGGATAATTGTACGTAGAAGAATTAATGGAAATATAGTACAATATGTAGAATATTTAGATCCAACTCTAAATATGGATAGTACGTTATCTGCGCTTGTAAATGATGGAACTACAATTATTTCGTCGTTAGATCATTTAGAAGGTGAAACAGTACAAGTGCTAGTAGGTGATGCTGTATATCCAGATCAAACAGTTACAGATGGTAAAATTTCAGTAACATTACCATCACAAGCTAGTTTCAAAAGCATAGAAATAGGTTTAGGTTATACATCTAGAATTAAAACTATGAGAGTTGAAGCAGGATCACAAGCGGGTACTGCACAAGGTAGAAAAAAGAGATATAATGAAGTTATGGTAAGATTATACAAAACAGTAGGAATTAAGATAAATGGGGATCAATTACCATTTAGAACATCATCTACTCCAATGGGCCAAAATATTGAAGAATTTACTGGCGATAAACGTGTTCTTAATTTAGGATGGGATAGAGATGGACAAATAGAAATTTTACAAGAACAACCGTTGCCAATGACGGTTTTAGGTATAACAGGAACATTGGCAACAACGGATTAAGGAGGATATATGGCTTGGTTTGTACCTGCAATGATGGCGGCTAGTACTGCATTGACTTTAATGGGTCATAGACAAAATATTAAAAATATTAAAGCAAATGCGGCTTGGAAAAATTATGAAAATGAATTGTCGTTTTTATATGACAAGCAAAAAATGCTTAAAAAACAAAAAAAATTATTATCAACACAAAGAGCAAGAACTGCGGCAAGTGGTGTTCAATTTACAGGATCACCTTTAATTATTGCTAATGCAGATATTGAAGAAATGGAAAATGATTTAGCTTTTTTAGAAAAAGGTGTGTTTATTAAAAATGCGGCGTTAGATGCAGAAGCTACAGGTTTAATTGCTAGTGAAACTTATAAAGCAGGTGCATCATTATTTAGTAGTGCTGTAAGTTACAAAACCTACAAACAAGATCAAGCTATAGCTAAAAAGTTAGGGATTGGTTAATGTATTTGATAAAAGTATGGGATCACGACGAAATGATATTTGAAGGTAAAAGTAAAACAATACCAACATCAGATCATCAAGGATGGTCTATTAAAAAAGATGAAAATGGTATTGTTACAGAAGCAAAATTTAATCCCGCTAAATACAGGATAACATATGAAAATACCACGATATAACGAACAAAAATCAGACATAGGATCTGGTAGATCTTTAACTACAGGAACAAGTGCTAGTAGTACAATAGCTAGTATTGGTAAACAAGTATTTAATCAAGTAGCTGAATTAGGCAATAAACAAAATGCCATGACAGCAAAATTAAGAAGATTAGAAATTAATACAAATGTTGATTTATCAAAATCAACTATGTTTGGAAAACAAACAGAATTTTCTGATAGTTTATTAGAAAGAGATGATTATTTAACACCAGATAATTGGTTATTAGATTATGAAAAAAATTCTAA